CATCTTTTTAACCTTGCCTGACAGAATGTCTGTAGGATTAGGCAATTTGCTGGCATGCTTACGATGAGCCATAAACTTAACAGCAAGACCTTCGCCAACAGCACCTGAAGTTAGGTCAGTAAGAGTTGACTCATCAGTATCATCATCAGTAAGCAATTCGCTAACGAATGACCATGAACGAGGAGTAGCAAACGCACGGCTTGCGGATTTAGGATCGAAGTCATAAAGGTCCTTTTTGCTGAAAGTAAGGAAACCAACAACGTCTTTGTGAACACGATTTTCAACAGCCCATTCTTGCCAGTCGTCCCAGTCAATAGCCATTTCCAAGTGAACAAAACGGTTTGCCAACGGAGCAGGCATACGATAGGTAACGCCTTTGTCGCTTTCACGGTTACCAGCCGCAACCATTACAACGTTATCTGGAAGTTTGTAAGTACCAACACGGCGGTTAAGAACAAGCTGATAAGCCGCAGCTTGAACAGCAGGTGCCGCAGAGTTCATTTCGTCCATAAACAGAATAATCTGTTTATATTGGCTTGCAAGTTCTGCATCTGGAAGTTCAAGCGGAGGAGCCCAAACCATTTTGCCTTGTTCGGCATCGAAATAAGGAATACCTTTAATATCAGTAGGTTCCCACAAACTTAGACGCACATCAATAACATGAGCCTCAAGTTCTTCACCTAGTTGTTTAATAATGTCGGATTTACCAATACCCGGAGGACCCCACAGGAAAATTGGACGCTTGTTTTTGAACGCTTTACGCAACGAACGTTTTGCGCCTTTTGGTCCAACGGTGCGGCTAAGAATTTCTGCCATTTTATTACCTTTCAAAAAATATACACGGGGATAAACTGTTACGCTATGTATGTATTATAGCACCGAGAAGGCGTAGTGTCAACTAGATTTTTGGCTGTCCAAATCTTTTTGACGCTCATTCATTGCTTTAATCAGTCCAAATTTGCGTATATCGTCCGAAAACAAGTACAGTTCAAAACTCTTTTTTTCGGAAAAAACTGTAATACTTTGGTTTGTAAGATAATATGGGCAATCGATATATCTTTCCAAAAATATAATAGTCTGGGGACTGAGTTCGATTGGTTCGGTAAATGGAACTTCGTATGCTTTAAGTTCCAATTCGTTTAACAAAAATTCGTAGCCTTTATCACTTAAACGAAATGCATTGTCTTTTCCAACGCGATTAGATTGCCACCATGTTCTTGAATACATATTAACATTTGTTTCGTCAATGGTTTTGCCCCATTGTTGTAAAAAAATTTTTGTTAATACGTCTCTACTAATCATTTCACGACAGTACCAGATGTTAATTTAACTACTTGGAAGTCTTCGGTTCCAAAAGTTAAATTTAATTTTTTTGCTAGGTTATGTGCGTGTCCTGGATTACTGAACGAAACTTTTTTGTATTTCGGTCCAGGATAGGAAGTTAAACTATTAAAGCTCTTTAAATTAAATGGCTCGTTCTTGTAGAACACAGCCCAAATTGCTTCTGCTTCTAAAATCTGTTCAGACTTATAGGTTTTTTTATTAGTAAACTCTAATAGTATTTTTGGTTTAGGTCGACTCATAATGCGTATCCAAGTAATATACGCATATATTTATCTCTTATTTCTCAGAGAAACCGCCACCATCCATAGTTATTGTGACTACTTCTGTATCTTGACTTCGTTTAAGTTCATTAAATAGTGTTTCGTAGTCTTGATTAAGTTTATCCATGCACTCTGCTAGTGCAAGACTTAGCATCCTGGCCTGTTGCATGGATAATTTAATTTCTTTAGCCTGACTTGCTTCTGCACTTCTTACCTGTTGTATAAACTGTGTAAAAGGTGTTAGATTAATTTGATTTTGCATTTGCAAGTACCTGTTTCATTTCAAATTCTGTCTTAAACGGACCTTTGTACGGATAACGTTCAATAGTAATTAGTTTAGGACAGTGGCTTTTAACCCAACCTTTGTCAAATTTAATAATATAGTAACCAGCGCAGTAAAGACTCTTACTGGCATTTGATTTTGTAAACAACGGCAATCGACGTTGCACATCGTACATTGGGTTATATGGTTTGCAACTTGTTGGATAGCCGTGACATTCATTTGGTTCGGCAGCTGTGACTTTTATTTTATCACTCTTTAGAAAAAATTCTTTTCCAAATTCTTTTGTGAGGTCATCTTTTTTGTTAAACATAACTTCACCGTTAACACTACTTAGAATAAATTTGTTATTTTCTTTTTTATGTAGTGTTGCAATTTTTTCACCGTCTTGTTCAACGATCCAAAATTTGCCATCAACGATGGGCTTTGCATGTATCTCTGTCATTTTAGTCTCCTTTTACTAGGCCCCTAAGGCACCTTAGTAATGTACGCATATATTTATCTCTTAAAAAGGCCTTTAATCCACTGTACTAGATTATAATATCTCCAGTGGTAATCTGTTAGCATAGGAGGAATATGCGGGCACCTTCCTTGCCTCCAATCGCAATGCATTTTAATATTTTCACCACAATATTCGCACTTCATTCGTTATCCTCTGGTTTAGGAAATTCTGGACTCCATGGCCAAGAAGTGTTGGGATCTGGCCTTGGTCGTAGTTTTACATTTTCTTCTATTACAGTACCGTCATCTTCACAAAGGCTAACTTGGTACGGAGCGTCAATAAGCAGATAATCGTCTTCAACTTGCCAGTCATGTTCTCCATCAAAAATCCAACCTGCTCCACCTTCATGATACGAAGCTTCAAATGCTTCTTTTTCTTCATCTGTAAAATCATCGCTGAATTCAAAATAACAAGCAACTTGGTCATCTAGTTCTGCTCCCCACCCAAAGTTTGTTTTTGCGTATGCTTGTGATTCACCTTCATACGGTAAATTTACATCCATATCTCCTTCAATGAACCCCTGTCCCCAACGATAGTGATCTTCAATGTTGACCCAACTAGTAGAACCGTCCGCATTTTCACGGAACAATTCTATGTGCCATGTAATGCTTTTCTTTTCAAGAGGCTTAATTAAGTATACGGGCATATTATTCTCCTTGGTACTTTGCTTGGAATGGTTCAGCATACTGCTGAATATTGTCCGCAACTTTTTTCATATCCCAGTTATTACAAAACTTTAATAGTCGAACACCGACTTGGGAAACGTCTTTTGGAACACAATCTATTTCAATAGTTTTTTTAATTAATTGTTTAATATCTTCAGGCTGATGAGCTAAGTCAATTAGTCTCCGATTTCTCTCATAGTCTTCCAAAACTCTGTGCTCTTTTCCTTCATGATCGACCCATCTCTGAAGCATGAGATTGTTCCACGCAAATCCTTTGCTTTTACGATCTTCGAACGCTTCAGTAAGACCAACTTTGTTTTTAGTACCTTTAACACGGACACCCGGATACGCTGAGAAGACATTATCACTGGTATCACCACGCATACACTTTTCGAACAAGAGCCATTCTGGGTTTGGGACTTCTTTTGGTTCTTTAGTTTTCTTGTCGATAACACGTTTGCCTTTGGCATCATAGATTCCTTCGTGCGTAATATGATGTTCTTGGACACCATTGTATTGACTTACATTTGGTGCAATTAACTGATAGAAGTCGCTGTCAGTTGAAATAATGACATGCTTGTCTTTAGGATGATTTTGAATAAATCCTGCAATGAGGTCATCTGCTTCTAGTTGAGGATGATGTAATACAGTACAGTTGGTCTTTTCGCTAATAAAGTTTTTGAATTCGTCAAATGCTTCCCAGAACAGTTTGTCTTCTTCTTGTTCCTTAGGCGTTAGCGCAGCCCTACTTTCTGCACGATTACGTTTATAAGGCTCGTAGAAGTCTTTACGCCAGCTACGACCTTCGAGACAGAATACTACATGGCTACCGTTAAAATCATTCCATGCCTTTTTAATACTGTTAAAGGTAATATGGAAGGCCATCCCAAGTTTAATATCGCTAGAACCTTGTACAACGTGTCTAGCACGGAAAAATGTGTTGGCTGTATCAACCAAAATGTATGTCATTTGTAATATTCCATGTCTGCGGCAAAAACAAATCGATATTCTGTAGTATCACAGATACCGGGTCTATGCCACAGTTTACTAGGATATATGCTCCATGTCAAATTGTTTGGTTTTAGGCAATATGTATCTTCAAAATTTGGTGCAGGATTAACTGAAAATTCTGTACCTGCCATTTCAAAATTTTCTACTTTTGGAACATAGACATACCAAAGCCCGCTTAATGTATCAGTAGTTCCGTTGTTGTCACTTACATGGTGATTGTGCCACAAATCATTTCTGTCTTCTACAGTTTCTTTATTGGTCATAAAAACCCAACTCATTATGTTTTTTATTCGAACTTCTCTGTCAAGATACATAAAGCAACTGTAAATGAAACTTTGTCTCATTTTTAAAAATACACGTTCTTCTCTTGAAAACAAATTTTGTTTTGTCTGAAATTTTGGACTGTTGGTAAAATAATTTCCAGACCCAATAATTTCTTTTGTAATATCTTTAATTTGTTCGTTGTCTTCTTGCTTGATCAACGACGACCAATCGTATAAATCAATATATTCGTTAGATTCGATTATTTTCATACTACTTCAGCTTTTCCACCACCTAGCTTAGTAACATTAATATATCCAGCGCCTCGAGTGGTATCTAAACCTTCTTCAGCTAACATGTTTCTTGCTAAGTCTCTAAACCAACGATCTACAATTTCTTCTTCAGGGTCGCCGTCAAAACCATATCCTGATTTTTTAAGTTCGGTAATAAAGTGTTCATTCCAATCAAGTTCAAAAAACCCATTACGAACATTATCTTTATTAACTTTAGTATCTAATACAGCTACCCAAGGCTCGCCTTTTTTAGTTGCACGTTCTTTAGGAGTGAGTTTGGCTTCTTCCTCCCTTGCTTGGGCCTCAGCAGCACGAGCTAATGCTTCAGCACGTTCTTGTTCAGCGCGAGCTTTTTCTTCTTCTAATTTTTTAATCCCTGTAATTTTTTTGAACCATTCTTTCATGGCTTTCTCCTAAAATATGTCGATACAGATATGGATGGTCCATTAATCCCATATCCCAAATAAGCTGACTCATTCGTTCTCTTTCTAAAATTGGAAGTGCTTGAATAAATGTATTTGTACTATACCTTGCACCTTTTGTAATTTCAGTTACCTCATGTACCCAAAACGGATCTGCTGGAAATATCATGGCATCGCCTTGCTCTAATTTTACAACATGTCTGCCATTCCAGAAACGAAACTCTCCTCCTTCATAGTCTGAATTAAGAGCAATAGTGCAACTAGCATGGATCATTTCTTCCCAATCGATGTGAGGATGAATCCAACCACCAACTTCATACTTCATAAGTCTGTGCATATGAGAGAATCTTAAAAATTTTTTTAGTGCTGGCGGATGAAAGGATTTAAATTGATCTAAATGATCGATCCATTCCTCGATAATATTGTTTATTTTATTGTGTACAATATCAAAAGTAATTGTTCCTGGTAAAAGTTCAACTCGTTTAAAAGTTGAAGTGGTCATTTTATTTGTTACTGCATGAATGCAGCTTTCTTTAACTGCTTCATTGGACCTATTATCATATTCTTTAATCAGCAATTCGCACTGATCTTTTGTCAGTGCATTTTTTACAATATAAATTAAGTCTTTTAACTTAATGTCTTCCATTAAGTTCCCCACTCATTTTTAAATAACGGTACTTGCAATCTATCACTATAACGCAAACCGTTTTTCATTGCTAGTTCTGCGACACGGCGATTATTAAGAGTGTACACGCTTTCAACACCTCCAACAGGCATAAGATACACAGGACCCGTAAAACCGTTTTCACGATAAATGTCTGCTGTTTCAATTGCTTCCTCCGCATCTTCTTCTGTTGCCACAACAAATTTAAGATAAGTGTAACCAACTTCTTCGTATTGACATACTACTTCAGGTTTAATTGCTTCGTGTCTAGTTTCACCACTACAACTTAACTTAGCACTAACACTAAATGTAATTTGTCTCCACACGTCTTCCTTAGATACCCAATCTGTCAAATAATTTTTAAATTCTTCTGTTAACAGTTGTGTGCCATTTGTTTCAAATGTAATCTCTTTCAAGCCTTCCATCTTGGGATGATTGAGCAAATCCGGATAAGCACGTTGCCACCCTAGCAATGGCTCGCCGCCTGTAATAACCAAGTGTTCGTCCTGCCACTCGTTAAATGGAAGGATTTCGCAGATACGTTCTGCAATACCATCTGTTGTAAGCATAGGACTGAGATCTTTAAAACGAGGATCCCAAGAAGCGTAGCTATCACAGCCTGTACTAACAAGCGGAAGTTCTTCGTATTTTGTATAAGGTTTTCTTTCATGCTGTATAAAAATGTCTTCAACCTCATTACTTAACTCTCCTTTAGGCATACCGAATCCAGCACACTTAAAATTACAGCCAAATGTACGTAAGAAAACAGACGGTACACCCATGTAACGTCCTTCACCTTGTATGCTATAAAATAATTCTGCGATTTTAATTTTACTCATCGTCTTTTTCCAAGTATTGTGTTATTTGATCTTCTGCATCAATATAACTTTCTGCCCATACAGTAAAGGTTGCTACACCTTTTGTTGCGTAGATATCAAACGGAACAGTACCATTTGGAATCCAATTTTCCCCTACTTCTCTTTTAATTTCAAATTTTTGTAGGGTGGTATTTTTCATACGATTAATTAGTTCGTCGGATATTTGTTTTGCTGTATTCATACACAATCTCCTTGTTCTGCTATTCTTGCCGCAGCAGATTTTTCCTTGCGTTCAATCCTAAAGTTCTTAACATCTGCAATAGCAGTTTTTAAAGTTTCTGCATAGTTGAGTGTTTGTTGTTCACTCATACTAATAGTTGTTTCTACACGAACTGCACCAGTAGTCCACAGCTCCCATGTAACTTTTAGACGAGTCCATAGGCCGTTAATAATGTCTTTTACAAACCAATCAATTTCCTGCCAATACACGCTATCTATGTCATAGCGTTTTTCAAATAGTTCTGACCAATAGTTAGTTTTGGCAGTAGCATAAATGTTTACATTTACACCTGTTTCATCTGCTTCTATTTCTACATTGTGATCGTGATATTCTTGACCGCATCCACACACTACTTGATAGAACTTACTGTTACCAAAGTCGTTACGTTTTAAAATGCCTTCTGCTGGAATTTGAATTTTCATTGTATTATAGGCCTCTCAAACTTTTTAACTTGATTTCTATTCGCAGAAATACTATCAACCATACTTTCATATTCGTCTTGGCTTAGTGCAGTTTTATAAATTGACAGCGCCTGCGTCATCATAATTGCGGCAATAGCCAATGGACTGTGATCAACGCACATTTGATCTGTAAACTTTAAATAGTGTTCGTATAAATTTTCTAATTGGCTATCGTTCATCTTGGCGCAAACTCCTGTTGTAATTTAATATTATCCATAAACTCTTTCTTTGTACCTGCGTCGTTTTTAAACGCACCTTTGAGTACAGTAGTCTGAGTTAACGAGCTATGTGCCATAATGCCACGGTTTTCACAGCATCCATGTGTAGCTTGAATGTATACGCCTATGTCTTTGGCTCCTGTGGCTTTTTCGATCTCCCGAGCAATATCATTACAAAGTTCCTCCTGGAGAGTTCCACGTCTTGCACACCACTGTGCGATACGTGTGTACTTTGAGAGTCCGATAAGTTTCTCAGCAGCAATAAGACCAATATAAGCAACGCCAGTAACGGGTTGGTGATGATGGCTACACATACTGCGAAGCTCGCTACGAACAACCAACATACCTTCGTAACGGTCCGTCGTGTCGTTTGGAAATGCTGTTGCGTCTGGTGCTGGTTCATATCTACCTGCCATAATTTCGTTAAAATACATTTTAGCAAGGCGTCGAGCTGTGCCTTTACTATTTGGATCGTTTTCGCGATCAATCAGCAAACGATCAAGCACTAGTTCAAATGCTTCAGTTGCCTCGTCAATTAGGCGTTCTTTGTCGCCTTCATGTAAATAATCGCTAATGTTGTCGCCAGCCCAAAAGCGTTTACCTTCACGCTTCATCTTAAAGCGAAGATGATCTCCTAGATATGCTTCTTCATATCCTCCATCACCTGCCATTGCATCAAGTGCAGTTTCTTTCTTAATGTATACAGGTTTACCTAGCGGTTCGTATACATCAGGTTTAAATGTTCTGTCAATTTCTGTATTAAGTACAGGATCTGGTGTAAATTTTGTTGTCAATTAAATTCTCCGAGTTAAGGCGGTGGATCGCCATATTTGTATATTATACACTATTATTTAGGTTTTTGTACATCTTTTTGATAATTTTTTACTCTTGCCTGTCTACAAGCCTCTCGCATTTGAGGAGTAAAGTCTGGACTTATTTCACTCCAAGTACAATCGATAACAACTACATCGCCTCTTTTTGGAGCAAAATAAAAAACAAGACTAAACGCTATAAAAACAGCCACAGCCAAAAGTGCTATTTCTATATCTTCTCGCTTAACATTATACGACATAAGTCCGCATCCTTTTTTGTTTTAAAATGAAAATCCATATAATCCGGTGTTGGATGACTAGTAAACCTGTCGCCTGGTAATCCAAATACTTCTACAACATCAGCGCATACTTCGTTCCACCAATATTTGTCTTGTCCGTTCCATGGTAAACGAATGAGTTTTTCTTCGTCTGGAGAAAGAAATTCTTGTCCAAACACTTTATGTTTTTGAATTTCTTTTTTCATTTTTTAAAACTTTTAATTCATCTTCTAAATAGGCTTTGTATTCGCTGAGAACTTCAAATTTTCGACTAGCATCGCCTGTGGACTGCAATTCTCGCATGTCTATATCCACTTTGGCAATTTTTTCTTGTAGAGCTTCGATAGTTAAATCGGTTTCAGTTTTCATTCTTTCTTCCTACTACCAAAACGCAAACCAGTTGCGCTTCCAAATAATAATAAGAATGCCGCCCAAGTTTCCCATGTATAAGGTATTGCTAATACTGGAAATAGTGTATTAAGAGACCAAATACCAAGAAGCGGACCAAGTACAATAACTGCTACTAATAGACTAAGTCCTAAAATAAGTTTTAAAATACTTTTAATCATAACCAAAATTCCTCCCAAGGATAAACTAACCAACAGTCTTCTTCTCGTTTATCGACAGTCCAGACATGATAGTCTGGGTCTTTAAATTTACTACCATAGTTATGTGTTAGAACAGCAAAGCGAACACTATCGCCCCAAATCTGTTTCCATTTAGGATCATCGGGAAAACAGCCACTAGGCCAATCTTGTTTAATCCAATTAATTGTAGATCCTTGGTCGTTGATATCGTCTACAATTAAAATTTGTTTGCCTTTAAAAGCATCTTCTGCCATCCACAAGTTACTTTCGCCGCCTTCGCCGTCACGTAAACTGACATTAAGAGTATGCATCTTAATACCGGTGTATTGACTCAACAAGTTAGCAGGAACAAGCCCACCGCGGGTTATACCAACAATATAGTCTGGCTTCCAATTATGTGCAGACATTTGGCGAGCAATATCTAATACTGCTCCTTCGACTTGCTTCCAGCTATAGTAAACTTTCTTCATGCAGTTAGCCCGTACGCCAATGACTGCAATTCTTCTTTAGTCATGTGAAAATTATATGTGCTAGATTGCCATACTTCACCATCTTTACCTAGACTTTCTTGGATTAAATCAATATTGAATAATCCTTTAGGACTAATAGCTTCCCATTTTTCTAAGCGAAGTCTAAAACCTTCACTTTCTTTAATAACCATTTCTTTTGCTGTGTGAGCAACGTCTGGGTGTAATTCTCTCATTCTTCTTCTCCTTTGATTGATTCCCACATTCTATATTTGGATAATTCCTTAATATAGTCGTCATACATCTTTTTGAGTTTTGGATGTTTAGCTTCTAGTTTAACATCTCGTTCAGGAATAGTCAATACCTTTTCAATTGTCTTTAATCGTTCTTCCAAATCTTGACCATTTATAATCACGTTGCCTTTAACTTCTAATCCTGCTGGAGCATTTTGGACAGTTAAAACAGGATTAACCCATGTGCTTGATGTTGTTCCGTTAGCAAATGTTATGTTAGATGTTGCTGCTGTGTTGTTTGTTATGTAAGTATAACTCATTATGGATCCATTTATTTTTTACGAGAAAACCCCATTCTCGTTTTTGCGGACCTGGCATAAACAAAGTCCACGGAGTTATCCCTTCTTGAAGTTCAATTCGATGATAACTGCTAGAACTACAAACACGAAAATGGCCAGGACCTCTCCAATGACGAATTTCACCAATCATTTCGCCTTTAGTATTAAATTCTGGAACCCATTCGTAGTATCCGCCTGCAAGTATAAGTGTTGCATATGGCCAAGGATGATCGTGTACATCACCAGGATCACCTTTGTGAAATTTATGTAAGAATACGTTAAACGGGAATGTTTTACGATCTTTTAGAAAAAGGTAGTATCGTGTAAGTAATGGCTCGTTGCACTGACGATCCATAATAATTCTTTTTCGATCATGCGCCTCTAACCAATTAAGGACGAATTTTTTTATTCGGTGGAGCATCATAGTCATCCTTTACTAACAAATAAGTTGTTTTAAATTTTTCAAAAGCAATTTTGAGGCCGGGATATTCTTCGCACATTTTTTGAATTCTATTCCAGTCGGGAAAACTATTTTCCCATTCAGTAGGGAACAAACTAACATCTATGCTTGTGATAGGACCAATCGATATCGATCCAGCACCACCGTTTGATATTGTATATGTTCCTGAAGCACCGCTACCACCAAGTGTAACCGTGCTATATGACCCAGTGCCACCACCGAAGCCGCCTGCCCCGCCTATAATTGTCGGTTGTGTAATAGTAATAGTATCCAATGATGAAAAATCTAAAACATCAACCGATGAGCTTGAGTAAGTTGTCTGCGCTGAAGAATTGTTCATGTAAATCTCTCGCTTGTTTGTGTACAGTTGGAACAAACTTTGTATAGTTTTCCATAAACTGTATAATCTTACTGCATAAAAATGGTCTAGATGCTTCGTAAGATTTAAAATCTTCTGTCCAAGTACTTGGATACTTAAATGTGTCGTAATACATTTCTGTGTAACTAAGTCTGTCCGGAACCATAGGAATAGCGTCAACCACCGCACCTTCATAGCAACTAATGCCTAAAGTTTCTTGTAAGTTTGCGCTAAACACTATCTTTGCTTCGCCTAACAAGTTATGATATTCATTTTTTGTTAGCTGTTGATCCTGACACACTACAAATTCATACTGCGGTAAGTGTGTAGCTAAGTCTCGAAAAATCTCAACTTGCTTCTCGGGTGCGATGCGATGCGGGAAAAGAATAAGGTTACGCTTAGGCATATTCTTATACATTTTTAATGTATCTTCCATATACTCCATTGGCCAGCCTGTGCGTACATATTTGCTAGATTCTAACATATCTGCTTTATCTTCCTCTTCCCAAGGATTTTCAACCATTCCGTCATTGAGTAAATTATGATGGAACATGTCGATATGAAAGTTAGTAGCAAAATAGTTATGATCAAACGCTGCAAAGAAACTTTTCTCTGCATGTCTAACCCAAGGCTTATTACCAACGAGACGACCCAAGAAGTCTTGCGGGTCGTATGATCCAGCATGCCATAAACCATGTGTGGTTACTGGGATATTCAGTAACTCACTCATGTATTTTAAGTTTATGATACCAGGATGCCAAGCATCAGTAAAGATAAAGTGATCACCGGAACAAACGGTTCCGTTACAAAATAAACGCCCCATTTGCTCAACTTGGCTAGACTTATAGATATTAGTGCCGCCAAAATTAAGAAAGGCGCCAGGAGTAGTGGCACTAGGAATGTCCGTAGGACCAGAGATAATTTGAACATTATGACCTGCCTTTCGTAAAAGATGTGGTACATGGGTCTTCCATTGACCCGTGTACCTTGTTTCTACAGCTTCTAAATCAATTAGAAAAACGTTCGCCATTGTGACGTTTTCCTTGATACGGCTTGCGTTCGCCATTCCATTGTTTTTTCTCACCGTTCCATGGCTTACGTGGTCGTGTGCTACGCTCGTATTGTTGCCATACTCTAGATTGGCGATTATATAAATCTGCTTCGTTATATGGAAGCATTTCAAATCGACAGAAGTCGAGAAGTTTATCTAAGTCATCAAAAATTTTGACAACATCGGGACGATTTTCAAAGTAACTGTAATCGTTGTAGTTCTTAGCCATTATAGCCTCTTATTAGTATTTTATGAATGAACCATTTTCTCCGTCTTCGGAGACCTCAATCCAAACCTCGCGGCCTGGATACTTTTGCTCAATGATGTCGTACAAATCGTCAGACATCATTTCACAACTCTTATAATCAAGGCTTAAAACGGCACCTTGACCATTATACAGCGACTCGAGCCATCGTTTGAATTGGATGAATTCGATGTCCCTGTCATTGTGTTGCACACTGATCCACACCCTGAAATGAAAGATGTGGCGATGAGGATAACCCAAAAATGATACGTCATATTCGTCTCCTGTTGCTAACGCAGGATCTGTTAGCGCCGCAGGATATTTATGAATACCTTCCTTGCGGAAAGTTACCCAGATCATTTTGTTAGGTCGAATGTCTTGTTTAATTTTCATTTGATTTCTTTGTCTTGCGTATATTGATCCCAATATGTAAATTTATCTTTACTCATTAGGCTGTGTAAGTGATGTGTCCATACACCGGGATTTGTAGCACCCCATGTACGGTCATCTAGTTTAAGTGTTGCATTATAGTTTAGTTGATTAATGTAGGGCAACTTTACACTAATCATAGGAATAAATTTAGGATATTCATTATAACAAGATTCCAGTACACCTTCGATGTGTTCTACACCAAAGTCTAATGCTACCCAGTAACCTTCCTTTAGACAACCTACAATGACTTCGTCCCAGCGTTTATATTCTTCGTGTGAGATGGATTTAGGATTAAAACTTTGACTGGTGCCAAAGTAAATTTGTTTAATACGTTTGCTTTCATCTAGATATGCCTGTGTGTCTCCAGCAATACGTAGTATTTCTTCTAGAGGAGGTGTACCAACTACAAATAGTGTGTACATTCCATAAGCAACAGTATGCTCTACTTCGTAACCTGTAAAGTATGTAACACCTTGTCGTTCTTCAGTGTTTAATCCCATTTGATATAACCTCTACTGTAGCCATTTGGACGATCCACACCATCCGCAAATGCCTGTTGCCACTCTGTGTTTCTATTATAACCTTTTGTCCAAAAATTATCAACCTCTAGTTTACCGTTTTCTATCATCCAAACTGCATCTTTCATACATTGATGAAAATTTGAATTGCGTGGACTTGGTTTGATTGTAGTGCAAGCCTTCCAAAGTTGTTGCTGGGCTTCTTCTTTACTTACGGCTTTGCCAACAGCATCAACAATCGACGCATTATTATTTAGGTTTATATCAATGCCTAGTTCATATTTTCCAGACAAGTCAATAACTACATCGTAACTTTCACTAGTACTAACTAATAGTATATCTCCCCATAAGTCGATATTACTAGAACCTACTACATCTACATTTTCGCAATGTTTAAATTTAGTTAAAGTATGATAAGCTACCCACGCTAAAAATCCACTTCCAATTATAAGTATCTTGTCTTGCTTAGAACAATTTGCAACATCTACTGCGTTGATTCCGCAAGCAACAGGTTCGATAATATAGCGAGGATGTGCTTCTGGTATTTGTACATACTCATCTTTACGAACATTATAATAGTCTGCGTATGCTGGCTCGCCTCTAGTGGCTACAAAATTGCCCTTTTCTACATTGGTGACTTCAGACCCGACGTCTACAACTTGTCCTAATCCTTCGTGTCCTTGCATACTAAGAGGCAATGGTCCAAAGTTACCTTGCATCATATCAATATCGCTACGACATACACCAGTCATAATAGCACGGACGCAGATATCTGTTGGTCCTAATGAAGGAAGTTCATATGTTACTTCTTCAAAACGACCTTGACCCAATGTTTGTAAGCAACGAACTATCATATATTTTCTATTCTTTCGTGAATCCACAAATCAATCTCTAATTGTTCATTCCAGAAATTATCGTTATCTACGTTTCCTATCGCATCTTTAATCATTAATTCGTATGCATATTCTGGACATAGTCCTAACTCTATAATATCAACTGATTTATCTTGATTTATAAACTCAATGTTTATTTTTTCTTCTGTTATTCTACGCCAATCTGCTTCAAGATTCCATTTACTAGCAAAAGAAAAATGACACTTGTCATCTACATCATAAACGCCGTCAACATTTACAGTTCCGTAATTAGTATTTGCAATATCTTCTAAACTCCATCGAGTCATGGAACTATAGCCATTTAGCATATCTGTTCGCCAATTAGGATTTAATGCAACATACAGGCTTAGTAAGTGTGGCATTAAATCTCGGCTCACTCCTCCATATGCTAATGTTTTATTAGTAAACCAACTACCTGGATTTGGAACTCGATCTTTGTTAATCCAGTTTATTTTAATCGATTTTGCAGACTGTGCTTTTGTTTGTAGTTCAGATATGTTATCTCGCCACATGTTATTTTTAACCATGATAAAACGAGTATTTGGAAAATTGTTAATCAGGCTCTGCCACGATGTTTTATCTTTAACACCAGGTTTTTCAACAAAAATAATTTTACTAAACGGGGCAAGTTTAGTTGCAATATCCAAGTGAGTACAATTTGGAGTACAAATGTTTACAGTATCAAATCTACCATAAGAAAAAATAGCCGATTCAATAGTTGGGAAGTCGGCACCTTTTGATATATCCCCGTCAACCGTTATAACTTCGTGGTTGAGTTTTAATAAAATGGATTTGTACAATTGGCCAAAACCCATTCCAACAACTAAACTTCTCATATTTTTTCCTTTTTTGATTGTTCATATTGAGCCATTAGTCTTGTAACTGCTTCCATACGTTCTTGAAACACATCGGGCGCACCTTCTGCGGCACGAGTCATATCCCAGTCACTAGGGTAGTGTCGTAGCATAGAATGAGCATGTTCTCTAATAATTTTAGGAACTCTTGGTGTATGCTGTGGATTGCACAAGTCTAACAAAAATCTGCGAGTCTGTATAACGGCACGATAACGTTCGTCTGGTAGTGTCATTCTTTTACCTGTAATTCTAGCTGGTCTAATTTGGATTCTTCCTCGTCGGTGAATTCACCGTCGTCATGTGATTGTACACTATCTTCTTCTACTTCGTCAAACAATTCGAAGTATTTGGTACTAGCATTAACCGTTTTCTTACCAACAGCACCCCTAGTTCCAGGTATTGCTTGCCAAAATCTGTCAAATTCGTCAATAATGGCTTCTGCATCGCCTCTGTTAGAAGTTGCAAACACAGCTTCAATTACATCTTTGAAGTAGGTTCTTTGGAAACGTTCTTCAACTAACATGTTTGGACATAAGCCTGCATCGTATTGACGATTAGCTTCTTGTACGCTATTGATATGTTGCCATACATTATGACCCATCATAATAGCATAACTGAAACTATCCCACGATGTTTTACCTTCTTTGCCTATCTTATTTAGGTCGCCAGGTTTGTATATACAAATATCCTTAATAGGAACACCGTCCATAACAGGGCTAGTTGTAAATGACTGGAAAAAGTTATCCTGAATTACTGCGTCTTGGAAGAGCCTTGTGTCTGTTGCATATTTTTTGTCATCAATAGACGGCAACATTCTGTAGAGCCATTTTTTCCTGTCTTCGATTTCTGTTTGGACATAGATTTGTCCGTTTGCAGTTGCGAGGAACGGTGAGGCGCAATCAAAAGAGATGGTAAAGTTTTCATTATGATATTTCCTTACAGCACGTTGAATGTCTGTGAGCAATAGTGCCCACTCTAATTTTGATGTACCTAAGAAATGCATCCAGTCTTGCTGGCCTTTTTCTAATAGTCCATCAAATCTCAGTGCCACTAGTCGTTTTAAGACTAAGTGTACATCGCACATATTCTGTCCGCCCATAGCCCAACCGTTAAATGCACGGTCACCATAGACTTTAGGATCGCAATATTTTTTCATTCTATCATACCAATCGTCTGCATCAGTATGATTTTCACCTTGGAGAACATTTAAGAATTTACAATTACCATTGCGATTGTTTACAAACCAATCATTGTTAATATAAGTACCTTGAACTGCTTCTGCGTATGTTGTAATGCCTGTAGCTTTTTGACCAGCAGGACTACGAGCAACCCATGCCGGGATATCGAGACACATACCATAGTCCATAAGTGCATCCATCCACTTGAGAACTTGTTCACGTTTCTTTTGTGCTTTAGGACAGTTAGGATTTTTCCAGTCCCCTTCCCACACACCTTTACCAATTTGGAAGCCGCCTGAATCACCTAGTACCCAACTAGTATTACGATTGCGATTACGGAACATATCCTCGCCGTCGTCTTGTTTGTTTAGGTCTAGATTTGCATGTCCTGCGCTATACAAACAATGATCGTAGTAAAATAATCCTTTGTCAGGATCTAGATAATTTAAACTTTCAACACCATTTTTCCATACAGCAGGTATACGTGCTGGATCAACATAATTGCCATAACGCTGTTTGCCGATAAAAGTAGCATAGAAGCCGCTTGTTGCTGGCAAAAAGTATGCATAGTCGTTTTGTGCCGCCGTTAAATTTTTATTCATCTCGCTGTATCCAACATTCATAATACGGATCGTATGCCCAACCTGTTGGAGGATTAAGAGGATCGTATTTTTCTGGATGAGTGAACGGAGTCATTGGTGGCCTGTATAGTTTATTATAGTTGGCTGCAATTTCTAATCGTATCTTCTCATCCTTAATTTCGTGAGCCATTATTCCTTCGGGAATAGTTTCAAATTCTGTCCATCTAAATAATTTAGGCAGTTTCATTTTAGTAAGTGTTGTGCCAATACCATGCAACTAATCCAAGTCCAAATAGTATTAAACCCAACTAGTGTAGGTAAAAACTTTTTATTACTAGCCCATATAAGTGCTAAACTAGTTGCTAAAGTTAAAAAATATAAGTACCAAAGACTGATTCCAAAAATTAATCCTGGAATAATAATAACAGCCTTTGCCGCCCAACTAATGAATTCCACAGTATTATAGTCTGTCCAGTATTCTCTAGTAAACCACATGCCATAACACTCTTTTACTTTAGTCCAACCAGTTCGACTATACACTACATAGATTAGCACTAAAAAGGCTAGATTAGCAGAAATTATTTGAGTAGTATTCATATTATTTGCTCTGTGCTGGTAAAATGTAATCGTAAACAGCAACACCGCTGTCTACAGTAATCATCATTGCGCCAACATCCGCAATTTTCATAGTAATGTTTCCAGACAAATTAAGAATACTCATAACTTGTACAACCGGCCACGACCAAGTTTGCTTTAGTTTACCAGTAACTCCTGATTGGAAAACAAACTCTCCTGCGTGTGTACTTGCATCACCAAAACTGAATACTAGATTATCGTTTTCGCTTTTAACTTGGAACACACTTTCTTCGCTGTGTGCGTTTGCTTGAAACTTCAAACGTTGAATTGATGCAACACTTGGCTCAAATTCAATATCCCATTTAGCACCTTTAAACTTAACTGACTTTAGTTTTTCGTTAATGATTTCTGTATTCATAAAACGATAGTCGTTTTCAAAGTCACCGTCTTTATTTTCAAAGTGTAAGCCTGTAGGAATTTCTTCTCCGTTACGCTGTGCTTTAGTAACACTAATCTTAGCGTTTTCTTTA